ACTCCGAAATATTCAGCTATCTTTGATAGTGTATCTGTAGATAACTTCTTTTTTCTGCCTGCTTTTAAATCGGTTAAAGAGCCTCTGCTTGCACCTGTTTCTTTGCACATTACTGTTACATTTATATTTCTCTTTTTGCACAAGCTTTCAATTCTATTGTACAATTCTGACATAGTTACACCTCATAATTTGTGTAATATAACAAAATTACGCAAAAGAGTAATTTTCACTTGACAATTACGCAAAAGTGTAATATAATACAGTCAAGGCAATACGCAAGAGCGTAATATTTGTATCTGGTAAATATATTATATTACATTTAAACGTAACTGTCAATATGTAAAACACATATTAGTGTGAATATTATGCAAAGGTGGTGTTAATTATTAGTGAACGTAAAAGACCGCTGACTGAGTACGGCGTGGAAGTCAAGGTACGTCTTGTTAAACTCAACAAGACACAGAAGTGGCTCATTGAGGAAGTCAAGAAGCTTCTTCCTGAAACTTATCTCGACACATCAAACCTGTATAAGATAATGACGGGTGAGATAAAGTCAAACAAGATTGAAGCGGCTATCAATGAAGTCCTTGACATTAATTATACTCAGAACGCTGAAAATGTCAACAGCTAACAGTCCGATTGAACGGACAGAAAATGAGGTGTAAGAAAGTGGAACAGAAAATTATTGCTATTCCAAGAGGGTGTGACAATGCCAGAGTTGAACAGGTGATCGTAACAAGAGCCTTGAAAGGTGCAGGAACAGAAAATGACCCCTGTAGAGAGGTCATTCAGTATTGGACTCTTGACGGAGAGCTGATTGTAACAAGGTCACAATATGAGGAGGGCAAACGTTGAATTTGAAAAAGATAGCGTACTATCTCGGTATTGCGTTGTGTCTAGCAAGTCCGCTTGCATTCGGTATATGTATGCTAATAGGGCTTGACAACACAATTCCGTTGTCTCTCATGATAACTAGCAATGTTTGCAGGATATGTTCGCTGGAAGCAGAAATGACAGAAAACACAATGAGGAGTGACAAAGCAATGAAAATGTACAAAATAACAACAGTAGACCAGTATCATTGTCAGCGTCCCCATAAAAGGGTGTTCACAGTAGCAGCAAAGAGTCAGTACGAGGCTCTGACAAAGGCAAGTGTTATTTGTCCCCAGGAGAATGTTTTGACTATCGAGGAGGTGGACTAAATGAGGTCACCTGACATTGAAATGGCAGTGCGGCTGTACTATGAAAAGCCCGAAATAACCAATGCGGATATCAAGGAACTGTTCAGCACAGGTGAAACGCAGACTATCAAGATCAAGAAAGCTGTTAAGGAAGAAATGGCAAAGCGTGGTGTGAAGTCATGGTTGCCACACTCGGTCAATACAGAGATAGCCTACGAGGTGTGGGGCATTGATATCGACAACTTCGAGAAAAGGCTTAAAAAGCTCCGCACACTTTACGGAAAGGACGTGAGAAAATGATAGCCGTACTAGAGATAATCAGATGTGCCGCAGCGGTAGCGCTTTTGGTGGTGCTTACAATGTATGTAGCGTACAGGTGGTATGTAAGCGTAAAAGAAACTGCCTACGAGGAAGCAGAGGAGAGCATAAAGCGTGCGGTGAGAGAAGCAGGCAAACCCGTGGTCAAGGTCGAAGTTGAAATGAAAGGAAAGTGGTAAAATGGCGTTGATACTGCTGATAACAATAGCTGTGATTGCAGGCATAGATGTAGTGATGTATCTTGTGCTGAACGTGGTGGATAGGCACTGGGAGAAACGTTTTGAAAACGAGGAGGATAAGAACAATGAAAGTTCTGATAGCCTGTGAAGAATCACAAGAGGTCTGCAAGGCATTCCGTGCGAAAGGGCACGAAGCATACAGCTGCGATATTCAGATGTGTTCAGGCGGTCACCCTGAATGGCATATATGCAATGATGTTTTGGATATTATCAATGGCAATACCGATTTCTTCACCTGTGACGGCAAGCAGCATACTGTTGAAACATGGGATATGATTATCGCACACCCACCGTGTACATACCTGACCAACGTGGCTACACGCCACTATAGTTTGAAATGCACACCTGCTGAAAAGGTGGTCGAGCGTATGAAACACCGTGAAGAATCAATAGTATTTTTTATGCAGATTGTGTCGGCGAACGCACCGAAAATTGCAGTGGAAAATCCTATAGGGCGTATGAATACTGTATTCAGAAAGGCAGATCAAATAATTCACCCATATATGTTTTCAAACGGACCGGAAGACTCAGAACAGTTTGTCACAAAGGCGACGTGTTTATGGCTAAAGGGGCTGCCTGTCCTACGACCAACATATACAGGGGACAAGCCTGATAATGGCAAGCTGTTTGGACGATATTCTAATGGTAAATCACGCACATGGGAAGAAACACGTCATTCTGGCAAAGATCGCGCTAAGGTAAGGAGCAAAACGTTTAAAGGTATTGCTTTTGCAATGGCTGAACAATGGGGAAAGATTGAGGAGGACGAAAACGATGATAGTGATGAGAGAGGTCTTTAAAAGGGACAAGCCCCTTGACAACGGCAGTGGAGCGGTAAGCCTTTGCGTGTTCCATTCAAATGTCAAGTCTGACGAGTGTGGTGCGCTGACAGTAACGCCAACGAAGGACTACTGCCGCAGATGTGCATTTTACAAGACCCGTGAAGACTTCGACAGAGGGCTTGGCGATGCCGCAAGGTCGCTGAGGGATAAGGGGCTTGAACCTGTGAAGAAGATGGACTATGACGGTAGGCAGTATATGAGCGTAAGATCTATTGGAAAGGAGGATAAAGATGACGAAAAATGAGATAATTACTGTGGCTAAATGCTGTATAGTAGACAACTGTGGACCATGCCCACTTATGGGTACGGATAATTGCATTACTGGTTTCATGAATCATATTCTCGAATACATGAAAACCGAGCCTGCACCTGCGGCAACAGGCACAAGCTCGGAGGTATCTGTAAAAGAAGATACCGATAACATACACCTTAACGATAGCACACTTCTTAACATTTGTCAAGAGGAGCTAGAGGCAATATCAGAAATAGCCCTTAATGATTACCCGAACGAGTATCTGACGGGATATATCGTAGCTTTAAAGAAAAATATCGAGAGGCTGAGAGGTGGGCATAGTGACTAACTACTCTTGCCTTGACTGCAAGCACCTGAAAAGTTGCCTAGAAAGTAGTAGGCGTTATCCTTGCAGAGATTTCAAGCTGGCAGAGCCAACAATATTGGAAAGGAGAGGTCGAAAACATGACAGTAAAAGAAAGGCTTGACGCTATGGTTGACATGGCGGACATGGAACAAAAAATGAAAGAGACGCAGGTATACAATACTGCTACCGACGGCGTCTATCCCATAATGACAGGTGGCGTGTGGACACCTGGCAGAATGATATTGGGCGTTCAGATATTTCCACCTGACATTCATGCCGTAGCAAAAGAAGTCGGTGCTGAGGTGTTGGAAACCAAAACTGAATCGTATTTCGTGTACAAAAATATTGCATTTTTCAAGCACAAAGGCGGTGTTCCAAATGCGTTATACGGCTAATGATTGCGTCGGCTGTCCTGACGGGTGCAGATGCTGTGGCAGAGACCGTGATTACACAGTGGTCGAATGCGACAAATGCAGAGAACAGTTAGACCTTGCGAATGAAAATGTTTTCTGCTACGAGGGCAAGGACTACTGCAAGGACTGTTTCCGTGAAATTTTGATTGAAGAAATCAACCAAAACGACGATATTTCAATCTATGAACTTGCCACGCTGGCAGGGGTTGAATATGACGAGGAGGACTATGACGAATGAAAAAACAAATGTCTGCGGAAGATTATCGCAATAATGAGGCATTCAGCCGTTCACAACTTTTCAAGCTGTCAAAGTCGCCTGCACACTTCAAGTATGCTCTTGAAAATCCCGAAGTAGAGACCCCTGCGCTTGCTTTCGGTACAGCCTTTCATGCTTATGTCCTTGAAAAGGACAAGTTCGACAGCGAGTACATAGTCGCTCCGAAGCTTGACAGGCGTACCAAAGAGGGCAAGGCACTTGCGGCTCAGATAGAAGCAAGCGGTAAGATACCCATAAGCGAGGACGCTTTTGCACAGATACAGGCAATGGCTGAAAGTGTGATGTCAAACAAGTATGCTGCCGCTTTGCTAAACGGCGGTGAACATGAAAAATCATACTTCTGGACGGACAAGCTCACGGGGCTTAAACTCAAATGCCGCCCCGACTGCCGAACGGATCTAAGGTCAACGTCTGTCATAGTTGACCTCAAGACTACTGAGAATGCCGATACAGACAGTTTTATGCACAGCTGCATAAAGTACGGCTATGACTTGCAGGCGGCAATGTACACGCAGGGTGTGTCAGAAATTGAGGGCAAGCCCCACAGATTTGTTTTTATCGCTGTGGAAAAGTCACCGCCTTATGCCTGCAACGTCCTTGAAGCTGACGATTTTATCATACAGAAAGGCACAAAAGACCTTAACGACTATCTTTACACTCTCAAGGAGTGTCTTGAAACAGATAACTGGTACAGCTACAACGGCAAAAACGGCGATTTGAACGTCATAAGTTTGCCTGGTTGGCTGGCAAGAGAATACGAATAGGAGGACAAAACAATGGACGAAATAACAGTAACACCAGAAGTACCGCAGAACAGCACTATGCCTCTTGACAACATCAATCAGGGTACAGTCGCTATCGAAGCAAGCAGAGCCATTGCAGAAGCACAGGGCAAGCTTGTTATCGCAAAGAGATTCCCACGCAACGAGATACAGGCTTTTGCCAATATGAAAAAGGCTTGTCAGCGTACAGGGCTTGCAAACAAGGCATTTTACAGCTATCCAAGAGGCGGAGAAACTGTGTCAGGACCAACTATCAGACTTGCCGAAGAACTTGCAAGGTGCTGGGGCAATATCGACTTCGGTATCAAGGAGCTTTCTCAGGACAACGGCAAGTCAGAAATGCAGGCGTATGCTTGGGACTTGGAGACGAACACAATGTCGGTGCAGAATTTCACGAACCCACACGCAAAGGAAGTCAGAGGCAAGATAAAGACCCTCACGAGTTTGCGTGATATCTATGAGAATAACGCCTATGATATTCAGCAGGAACTGCTGTACCAGTATGGTGGGCGGCTCAATCTGAAAGTGGAGATCGCTTCTATACGGGACAGGGGGCGGATG